ATATCGTTCGTCCCTCCTGAGACGTACAACATGGGCTGAACACCCGACAGTGTTACGTCGCAGTCCTGTATAAGCACATCCGAATCGAAAACATCGATGTCATTAAAGTGAGTAAAGGCTTTTCTGTCTTCCCTACCAAAGAAGGATGACTGTCCCCCTGTTATGTTAATGGTATTGTTGTCAAGCCGACCACTGATATGTGATCCCGTGATGTTAACTACACTACCCGGAGCACCCGTTATTCCTATATGGTATGAGGCAGACTGGGTCAGGGAAGGGTTAGAGGAAGAATTATACCCCACACTCCAAGACTGCGTTGCACCCATAGAGAAGTCTGCTTTTATGTCAATTTCACCATAGTTTGTCATGGTGACGTTAGTAGGCGAGTCAGTGTTAGATTGGTCGGCTGACGCAGAAGCAGAAACGGAACCCCCGTAATACGATGTAGTAGCGGAAATTGACTGATTTCCCACGGTCTGGATTCTTGAAAGATCAATTGAAGCAACACCAGTAAAGTCAGTAATTTCTAAAGAATGACTTCCTTGGTTATCCCCATCAATGACGTTATTGGTAGCACTTCCGTAATACGCAGAAGCGGTCTGGTCTCCTACTGCTATGTCCCCACCGCCAGCACTGTAATCTAGGCTTCCGGTAAAATAATCAATTTTAAATTCACCACTTCCAGTTACAACAATATTCTGTATGGTTGTGTATTCGCCCGCCCCGCTATTAAGTATATTGACCGTTCCCGAACCGAATTGGATACGGGTAATGTCTGAATCAGTAATAACGAAATGTTGTATGTCCGCGTGTGAACTATTTGTGACGGTGTGACCGGAACCCGTAATAACTTGGTCTGCAATATCAAGGTCGGAAACAAGATTTATGGTGCCTACGGTACAGTTCGACAAATCAATATCAAACGAACCAATATTTCCAGTATGATGAATTGACCCTATATCATCCTGAACATCGAGGTTATTTATATAACCAGTAATATTTAAGGTCGTTATTGTGCCTGTGAAATTCTCAAAGTAACCCGTGGTAATGTTTAACGCACCAAAATCACCGGAGATACCGATCTTATCCTCTGCGTTATTTATGGTTACGTCTGAGCCGTAAATATTGTATTCACCAGATATCGAATCAAACAAGACATTATCTGCGCCAGTGAGATTTGATACGCCACCCTCGTAGTTATGAATGAGGGTATTCCGTGCCCCCTCATAGATATTTACCGTGTTCCCTGTTCCGGTTACGATGATCCCAGTAACCAATGGGTCTGGGTGGTTGTTGTAGACGTTCGCAAAGCCGTTGTCAAAGTTGTGAATTGTAGTTGTATGTCCGCTTGCTCCGTATATGTAGGTGTTGGTGTCCTGACCCGATATATAGTTTGTATTAACACCACCAGTTATGTAGGCTGTGCCCGTAATGCGAATTATTGAATCGCGAATGTAATTCGTGCTTTCTGTTAAGATCAGGCTTTCGGTGGCGTTGGGTTCAATCGTAACCCTGATATCATTAATGCTCTCCTTAACGGTGACTGTACCCCCCGTAATATAAGTTATTCCCGAATTTATAATAACAGCCGATGTGTTAATGAAGTTTTGCCCAGAGCTTCCAGAGTAATACTCAAGGAATAAGGTGCTGCCTGAAACATTAGCCTGAGTAACGTTGTCAGAGGTGAAGTGAGAATATGACGCCGTAAGGTTATTAACGCCTTGGGATATGTTGAATGTACCTGTGGCAAACGGGGAGTCACCAGTTATATAGTTATGGACAGTAAAGCCAGAATAAATATTGGTTGTCCCAGAGAACACATTGTTTATCGTTACTCCTGAGTATATTGTTATCCCTGTCCCGCTAATACCAAGGTGGCCCCCGGCTTCAATGTAGTGGCCAGATACTATTGTGTTACCGCTATTGATCACTATGTTCGAACCAGCTTCCGCAATGTTATCACCAACGAAGACTGTTGTTGCGGTAACGGGAGCGGTGACCGTATTCGTAAGAGTATTTATTCCATATACAGCATTAATTACCGAGTCATCGGAGTGATGTAATTGCCCACTGAGTATTGCGCCAGATTCAACAATTGGTCCATCAAGGTTCCAAATTGCATTTGCGTCTGAGTGGGTTGCGCTATTTATAAAAGTAGACGACGACGTGATACTAACGTCATTTCCTATGCTAGTTACATTTGGGAGTTCTACTTTTTGTCCGTAATGTAGTCCGGTAAAGTGAAAATTACCGTTAGTAGAATTAAGAGTATGGATACCATACTGGGTCAGAGCAGAAGAATGACCTAATACTGCTCCAGTGATCTCTTGAGTAATGTAAAAATTTCCATGTCCAGAATCGGTAACCGTGTTCGAAATGGTAGTGGTAATTGGAGTGTTGTGCATTCCACTAAGGTGGAAATCTACCCGCACTGAATCGTTTCCGGTGGCATTGATTATCGTGTTGACACCAGAGTGGATATGGATATTGCCACTTTCGTAAATATTGAACGTGTTTAATCCTCCGGTAACCGCGTTTATTTCCTGAACATCAACGACGTTTATTCCCTCAATAATGTTGGTTTCTCCACCGCTGATCCAAACGTAGTTAGTGCTATCGGTTATATCCACAAAATGACCAGTAGCCGTGTTTACTCCTCCTGATATATGCACTTCGTGGCCCGTAAAGGTTACTACTGAATCGTGAATATTAATTCTATCGTTTCCGCCACTATGGTATGCAGTGACGATACATCCGGTAAGGTTGCTCGTTCCTCCAGAAATAGACACAGGGTTTGCGCCCGATATATATGTCGTGCCACTGATTATATCTATGTCTGAGTAAGATGCTTCTAAGCTAATTCCGTAGCCAGACGTTGCGTCTATATTAATTTGCTCAACACCCGAAATATGAAGTGGAGCACTAGGATTAATTATGTTGATGAGGTCACTGCCGAATATGGCTACTTCTCCGGTAATATTTACTTCTTCATTCCCGCTAACATAATTGGTTCCGCCAGTAATATGAACTAGGCTACCCGAAATATGATTTACTCCGTCATTGATCCAAACATAACCTGAAACATTTATGATCCCACTTGTTCCGCTATCAACATTTATAACAGTGTCACCTTCGGAATCAGAAGTGATGTAGATATTGCCACCGCTGTTGCCTATTAAAATGTCGGAGGAAACGATGTTACAGATTCCCCCATCGTTTACGGCAAAGTAGTCTTCACTGTCGAATATTTGTACCAACGCACCAGTAAACTGGTTAAACCCACCTGAAATAGTTACTAGGCCGGGGTTGTAGATGTCTATATCCATTGCGTCATGGATATAGTTCGTTGAATCACCTGAAATATTTATGAGACCAGAAATTCCAGAGAACGCAGTTGTTCCACCACTTATATCAATGTAGAAAAGGTTATAGTCATATCTAAATACTCCGGTTGGGAAACCAGATATCAATTGTATGATTGTCGAATCTGGATAAACAGTAGTATGACTATAGTCGTATATATTGTGGCCCGAACCAGTGACGATCACGGTTTGTCCTGTGCCGACCAAGAACGTTCCGCTCTTGTCAATTGTGTTAAAGAATATTCCAGACGGATAACCAGATACTAGGTCGATGGTAATAGTTTTGCTCTTGTCAACAATGGTGGTGGTATAGTCGTGAATTGTAACATACCCTGTTCCACCCGATTCTATTCCAGATAGCCCGACTACGGTATTGTCTGATCCTGAGACCGTGATGAATGCTCCAGACCTATCAACCAAAACTCTTTGGTCGTAATTGTAGTTGGAACTATAGTCATAAATTGTAACATAACCTGTTCCGCCTGACGCTATGCCCGAAAGTCCAACTAAAGTTATCCCTGTGCCCGCGATATCAATCCACGTTCCGGTTTTGTCTATTATTGTTCTTTGGTCATAGCTATATGAAGACGAATAATCGTTTATGGTTGTTTGGCCAGAGCCAGTAACAACATTATTGTTTCCACTTACGTCGATGAATACTCCGCTTCTTTCAACGTATGCTCCTTCGTAAACGAATATGTCCCCGGTTCCGGTAATTATCAGTTCATCAATGTTGGTGACTTCCGCAATTGTTATGAACGTTCCGCTTTTTTCGACACGCGGACTGTGTGTTGCGTGAGTTGAGTAGTCTGTTATCGATGTCACCCCGGAGCCAATGACGATATTGTCGTTCCCGTTTACCTCAATGAAATACCCCGTTTTCTCTGCGAACGTTATGTTCGTGGTATTCTGTGAATAATCGTGAATTGTAGTTTCGCCACTACCAGTTACGATGTTGTCGTTTCCGTATACGGTAATTGTAGAATATTGATTTGTGTTATTCCTAACTTGATAGGATTCTATAGTACTGTCGGTTACTCCATTAAAATCAACATTATATCCGGTTACTTGGTATAGGTCCCCCGTATTATCAAAAAAGTTATAAAAGTTTTGCGGGTAGTATGCCGTGAGCCTGTAGTCGTTAATTTCTATGTCGCCTGTTGCGTTTATATCGCCACTATGGTGGTCAATGAAATATCCAGATTTTTCTACAATGGTTTGATAAACAGGATTAGATGAATAGTCCTGAATAAATATGTCCCCGGTTCCTGTAATTATTACCCCGGTACTGTGGGTGATTGTATAAAAGTTACCTGTTCGTGGTATTTGGGTATAGTGGGTTTCGTAAACCGTGGTGTAGAACGTATCATTAATGTGCCTCGTTCCGACCTGAACATAGTTGGTACTATTGTAGAATTGATTTATGAACCCGCTTATTCCATGGCAAATAGAGTCGAAGAAATAATTTTGAAAACCGCTTATTTCAGCTTCGCCATCGAAGTCATAGAAATAGTTATAACCATGAGTTATGTCAACGTATGGCGAATAGATTACATTTGCGCCAGCTTGGGTTGTGACTCCGGTGCTCCAAATATAGTTAGTGCTTAGTCTTATGTTAACAGGGTTTGTCCAGCCCGAACCTTGCGATATTGTATTTTGATTTCCAGACAGTATGTGAAGCTCGCTGTCGTCATACATGAAACAATTTGCGCCAGAAAGCCCACTTGTCAGGTTTACTGTAGAAGTATCATGAGAAGTGACTACCGCATCTTTTCCTGTCTGCATAATCACGGTAACAATTCCACCATACGAATTTACGGTCTCGGTGGAATTCAGCGTCCCGGTGATAGAAACATAACCACTAATACTTGTGATTGTGTTATTGCTCGTGCAATGTATTTGGGTTTGGTCATATGCGGTTATGGTGGAAAATCTATCTACGCTCGTGATGGTACCCGTGTGGTAAATCGTGCCCTGAATAATGGTTGGCTCATCGCCTACCGTAATAGCACCAGAGTTATAAATGATTACGTCCGAATTATGTATTTCAGTTTCGGAGTCTGGTAGGACCGTTAGGTGGGCTATCTCTGCATTAATCACACCTGTGACCATTCCGGTAAAGTAATTTTCTCCACCATATATATAGAAAGTTTCTCCTGTCGCCATTACGGAACTTCCGCTAATGACAGGGCTAGCTATATCTCCAAAAGTAAATGATCCAGACGGAACAGTTACAATGTTAAAAGCCGTAGCTCCTCCTGACGGCTGAGCATTTATTATGGTAAGAGTCTGGGCTTCAACATTTTCAACATTTCCAAAACTGGTAATGTTAATAAGTTCTCCAGATATATTACCGCTTATAAAGTTTTGTCCAGTAATGTTTACTTCTTGGTTTTGACCGTAGACATTAAATACAGAAGCTAGACCAGTGATGTTTACCTGTGTGTTGTCGTAAACGTTTGCAGTCCCCGACTCTAAATCAATCAATGCTTCTGCACCGGATTGGAAAACGAAATTTTCTCCAGTAAGAACGTTATATCCCCCAAAAATATCTACGTTACTATTAAGAATGTGAGTAGTTCCCGAACCCAGAATTGAAGTAGACGTTCCAGTCACATATACTATGTTTGTTCCTGTTTTGGTTTGATAGATGTGCGTTATTCCGCTAAGGACATATGGAACATCACCATAAATTGTATTTGTTCCATAAGTAATTCCGCTAATTACTCCTGTAACCTGATTAAATCCACCTATCACCGAAACGATGCTGTCTGTTACAAGTGGCTGTTGAGAGTAAGAGGCGATGGTGCTCACTCCGCTTATTACCGTAATGTCTCCGCTAATTATGGAATAGCCAAAGTTTGTACCACCATAGACGTTAATATCTTGGCCTGACGTTAGTTGTACTTCTCCGGGGTTGAAAACAGATTCATGTATATTTACAGTATCGGCAATTACTGATATGCCACCTATGAATCCTGAGCCACCGGAACCAACTAGTTGGGTATGTCCTCCGGTTATGTTTACCGACTCTGGATTTGTTATTATTGTTGAATTTACATTAGAGTTTAATATGTAAGCACCGCTTTCTATTGCGCCACTTTCCATATTGTAACTTATAGTAAAGTCTCTACCCGTTATGTAGTTTGTTCCCCCAGTTATCGTGAGGTCTATGCCCGAATTTAAAATTATATTGTATCCACCGCTTACATTTATTGTCCCGCTGAACTCGTTCATGAGGTAGTTGGTCGAGTTCGTTATGTCTATGACGTTTCCTGTAACCGTATTTATTCCGTCATTAATCGTAAACGTACTACCGCTGAAATTTATGACGCCTGAGTTATCCGTTATCTCAATGGTTACGGGAGAATCCTCATCTATATTTATAACGTGTGGCTGCTTGTCTATGGTGTTTGCGTTATAAATCCTGACATTTGAGGCACCCGATATCCACATTGTCTCTGCCATTCCAGAGATGTAGTTAACCATTGCCCCTGAAGTTGCGTTTTCCGGTACGGTAAATACGATAGCGTTTTCAAATCCGGTGCTCTGGTTGAAGTCCTTAAAGTCAATGTAACTTACGCCATTGATTAGCGTTATAACGTCACCAGTTATAAAGTTTGTTACGGTGTTTATTGTAAGCCCACTACCAGTTGTGAAGTCTCCAGATATGACCACCCGTCCTGTTGATTGCTGCGGGAAAAGCATGGACACAAATTGATTATGCACCGTTGAATCAAAAAACTGTGTGTGCCACCCAGTAACATTTTGGATGTTTGAATCATCTATGATGGTAATCCCACCAAAAACATTCTCTACTCCAGACTCGACATTAACCACGCCAGAGTTGTAAATCTGTGTGTCAACTCCACTGGCAATATTGAGTGAGCTAAACTTTGGATTAACAATGTTTATTATCCCTGAATGAACCTCCATTACCCCAAGGACTAGAACATCATTCACACCACCATATATCTGGGGGTTCATACCCGTTATCCAGTTCATGCCTTGATGTATTGTGGTGGTACCAGCATATACATCTACGTTGCTGTCAGAAATTTGCGTGTCTAATACTCTGGCATATCTTCCGTGTGCAGATACCTCAACGACGCTATCGTAAATTTTGGAATTAATTCCTGTATGGAAGTAAGTATACCCGCCTGTAATCCAAATATTGTTGCCCGTGACCCAAACTCCGCTTGACTGGTGTATTTCGGTGTGATCTCCGTAGATCGTGTTCTTCCCATACCAAGTGTCAATATCAGGATAAGAGCTATTTGATATGGTCCAATTTCCATAATAACCAGTTATACTTACCTCATAAGCGGACGAGTTATTTACGCTAGTGGTTCCATTATGGATTTCCACACCATCTACGGACTGTTGGAACGTATATGAATTGCTATCACCTGTGAAAAATGAATCCTTGAAATCAGAGTTATTAATGGTTGAGCTTCCATCTATATATATGGTCTGGCTTCCGGTTATGTTGGCTATGTTGTTAGAGCCATTCATGGTGAGGCTGGTAATCTCACCTCCGCTTTCAATGATAATTATTCCTGTGTGGGACGAAATAGTAGCAGACGAAAGTACTGCGTTATCTTGGAAAAACACATAAGGTCCTGCGGTTATATTCGCAGTTGTTGGGCTCATCGTTCCATTAAATATGCCACTGCCCGTAATATATACGGTCATTGTGCCATTGGAATCGATGTCGTTGTTACCGTACCAAACAACAGTGTTTGAATCACCAGCGTATCCAGCGTCCAAGGCGATTGTGTTAACGCCCCCCGTTATGTTGACGGTGTTGTCTATATCAATGCTGCACCCACTATATATGTTGATAGCGGAGCCACTTAGTCCGGTAATGTTAACAACCCCAGTAAATCCGGTTGTAAATACGTATGCGCCACTTTCGATGTTATAAGTACATCCAGAAATGTCACCTTGACTTTGCCTTATTGTGTTCGTCCCTCCTGTTATCTGTACTGTCCCGCCAGTGATGTTAACCGTCATTTCTGACGAGGCATTAAAGACAGTCCCAGAATGTAAAACTAAACCTGAGAAAGGTTGACTCCCTTGTTCTGCGTACAGGGTAATATTCCCTCCGGGCTGAATATTATGACCGGAGATAATATAGTCATTTGTTCCTTGAGTAATAAACCCAACATGAGAATTTAAAATGCCTATTTCTCCCGAACCTTCAAATACATCTATAAACCCTCCTGTAACATTTATTAGGTCAGAGTCCCTAATCGTAACGTCACTGGTTTCTACGTAAACTGGGACATCTAGATTTGTAAAGTTTCCAACACTATTTTGAAGGTTAATGTTGTATCCTGTTATGTAGTTGTTTCCAGAATATACATCTATCTTCCCCCCAGTGATGTAGCATATACCGGAGTTGATTACCTTGTTCTCTCCAGAAATAAATTGTACGTTGTCGAACCCATATAGGGTTACTATGTTGTCGCCACCTGATATCGATACGTTTCCCGATACAATACCGCTAATAACATTGTTGCCACCAAGGATACTAATGATATTTGTTCCGCTTATTTGCACCTCGCCCCCTGAGTTCACGATGGTAAGGTGTCCGCTATTGTCATCAATAAAGGCTTTATTTAAATTGTAGAGAGTATTTACTGAACCCGGCTCAACAACGAAAAGATAACCACTAATTATTGAGTCAACATCCGACCCGTAATAGTTCTCAAACCTAACAGTGCTACCAATTCCATAGTTATTTACGGTTACGTTTGCTGAAGAATCTTCGATGTTAAGACTTATTTGGTCGTTACCCTCTCCGTCAACAGTGATCGCTCCCGCTGGTTGGTTTATGTTCGTGATGGTTAAGACTTGCCCAATATTTTCACCCGATATGTGGTATTCATTCCCTGCTGCGCTGTCTGTTATCTGAATCGAATTGATTAATTGGCCAGTGATTGAGTTTATGCCACCAGCAATTTCAAAGGTATTTCCTGATGCAAGGTCATAAATGTTCTGGCCATTTATGAATAGGTCTCCAGTTATATGGATGTTTTTATGTATTACTTCTTTCGTTAAAACCTTATAGTTCTTAACAATCTCTGATTCGGGCACTATCCCCTCGTATACGTGGACGGATTGGATGTCGCCAGTAAAAGTACTTTGACTTCCAGAGTGTGAAGCAATCGCAAATCTTTGCCCATCGTATCTAATGTCTTTTCCAGCGTGTGGGAAACCTTGGTCTACATCTCCTGTCGCTAATACGCCACTAACATAAAGCTTATGGCTCGTGCCATCCCAAGTTGCTAAAGCGTAATGGTATGTTCCTGTGTCAACGTGGTTAACGCTAATCTGCGATATGGTCCCATCGGTGAAAAACAATTGGGAATATAAGGTCTCCCTTTTTGTGTAGTAGAGGCCGTAACTTACTTGGTCTCCGCTAAGTAACTTACCAAAAATAAAGTTAGCGTTATTTGAGCCTTCATGCATGTCTGGCCTGAAATAGCCACCGTAACTTAATTTTTGTTTTTCAAATGACGTAACCGAGTCTGCGTCTGTTTCTGCGTAGTCCCACGATCCAGAGATTCTAAATTGGTGGTCTGCAAAAAGCTCAGGGGTGATATTTAGTCCATCGTCATGTCCAGAAAAATATAAATGATTTTCATGATATGACCTATCTGTCCAAGCTGGAGTATTAGATGCCCCATAGTAGTCTATTTGACTGTCGTAATCTGTAGCTTCTACGTCTAAGACTAATCCACTTTTAAGAACGCTTTGCCTTGGCCCTACATTAATCGTGTCTTCTAATGGAACGCCATCTATGAAATATCTTCCAGTTTCGAGATTTATGTCTCCCTTATGGATAACAATATCCCCAGTCTGAATTTCGATACCCTTATCTATTCTTGCGTAATCGTCATGAACCCAAAGGGAGCCCCACATATTGGTGTCCCCCTCAACCATAAGCCCAGTGCCTTTAATGTGAAATGGCCCAAAGGAAAAGCTGCCAAGCTCATTGGTTACGGTTATATTAACGTCCTGAGGAACCGGAATTAGTTCCGGTACTTGCCCTGTCAATATGGAATTGTAATCTGGCATTTTACCTTTTACCCGGACAGCCTTTCTATGTCATACCCCGACACCACAAATTCACCAAATTTTACACTTTTTACGAAATCTAAGTTATCTCCTATTATTTTATACACTTGGTAGGGCTCGTTTCCTTCAGGAGGAAGAAAACCTGAGATATTCATTGGTCTAACATTTTTCAGTATGCCTGTTGAGGTCGCTATTTCCCCCAGTGAATTGTGAACAAGTATAAATCCAGAACCGCTGAAGTTTTCGGGCACATAGAACTTAACATTGCTGTCATCTATTACCTCAAATACATGGCCACAATCATCTTCGGCTATGCAGATTCCAAATGTGTTATTCGGATAGGAGTCAAACCCACTAATCTGGATTCCCGTCGCTGAAAATAGAGCAGTACCTTGGACTTGTATTTCTGTGCTAGTTGACAGTTGTATCTCGTTCGAGTCATAGTCGCCATAAGCATAGTTTGGGGAAAATGCATCAACAGTTGGATATGGTGCTCTGAAATCTCTAATTATTGCTATGTTCGTATCTCTTTGTTTCGACCATAGCCCAAAGAGACCATATCCTCCTATTTCGAACCAGTCTTGGTTGTTTCGGAATTCTAAATTACCTTGAGTTGCTTCTGAGTATCTAATATCGAATGGATCACCAAAGTATCCCGTGGTCAGATTTGTGTTTGCGTTGGCACTGTCATAATAGAGCATGAGTTTTCCTGTCCCCATAAAACCCATTTCAGAATCGTAGGTAAGTAAACCACTATATATTGTATCTCCTGTATGGTAGCTCGTTAGTCCATATGTCTCATCTCTTGCTTGGTATACGGAAAATTCTCCTTCGTCTACTAAGAGATTAATTGACCATCCCGCTGCCTGATTATCACCGCTGACCACAATGTGGGTAACATTTTCGTAAAGTGCATTTACTCCGGTAATAACAATTCCATTTTGTTCCATTCTAACCAGCGACTTATCTTCCATGTTTGTCGAGTACCAACCTGATACTGTTGGTATGGGATGAAAGGGATAATCAGTCGTCACGCTCGTGCCTAAACCATTGATATTGCCCGTGTCTACGTCTATTCCTGATACTCTTACCTTCCAGTCCCGTAAAATTTCCCTTGGTGTTTGGAAATTAATAACAATCTCATTTCCGACTCCGGTGCTATAATATGTATTTAATGCTTCGACATCGAAGCCAGATATGCCATAGAAGAAAACTCTGGCTCCACTTAGATGGCGACCCGATATGGAATTATGTTCCTCATATGCACCTTCGTACTTCGCCATTCCACTAATTTTCGGTCCTTGAAGTATTCTTAATACATCAGCCGAGATAGCAAAACCATTTTCGTTTATGACTCTTATTTGCCCATCGATGGCATCGTTAGGAATATTTAATCTAATTTTCCCCAAACCAGCGTCATCAGTAATAAAATTTGTAATTTCTGATATTCCATTGTCCCCAGAGAATTGTATGATATCTGAGGAAGCCAGCCTGTCTCCAGACATACTAATAATTGCGTTTCTCGGTACAGAGGTTGGGTGGAACCCGCTTATTGTAGGTGGACCAAGAAGAAATTCAAAACTCAAATCTGACTCAACGTACCCTCCGGTAGCAAATACCCAAATTGGATATTTTGCTGGTAGATCGGGGGTAGTGAATGTGATTAACCCAGTTTCGAAGGAGGCATTATTCGCTATTCCTGTTTGTCCACCTACGAAGTCCCCATTGGAATTAAACGCTCCACCAAGTGAAATCTTGTCTGTGTTGATGAAATTTGTGCCAGATATTTCAACGTTAATTCCTGACGAACCCGAAAGCGGACTAAAACCATAAAGGTGAGGCGCGGGTATTACATCGTATTCCCTATCTCCGGTATGATTGGTCCCTGATACATTACTTACTGACGCGGGAAACGAAACAATTCCTGATTTGTGGAACTCATTATAATCTGCATCAAGCCCAGTAAGCGTCATGTGCCCCGGAACCTTGAACATCGCTAGGTCATCTTCAGGGGGATTAAACTGATCACTTTCTAGTGATATTTGTATGTCCCCAAGGTAAAATTTGGTTCCCGCAAAACCTTCGCTGCTTTTCAGGAGATTTGAGCCAGTAATTGTTACAAACGTATTGGATATACCGCTTGGATCAGTTATAAACCCTGATATGGTTGCGTCACCTATGAATTGAAGCCCAGCACCTAAGTCGTAGTTGCCCGACACAATTCCAGCGCGAGTTGTTAGGAATACATCGTATAGCCCATTTGGTATGCTTTGCGGAATCTCAAAATAGACATAACTAATCCTTGTAACGGGGTTTTCGGAAACAGATATAATGTGGACCCCGGTTTCTACGTGATCACACTTATGGACCGAGGAAGCAGCACACTTTAACTCCATTGCGGATGTCGTGCCTAACCTTAATCCTTTTATATATCCTTGTGGCATTTTAGTATCCTATAATTACCCAGTCCCCGGCAATATTATATTACTTCCCCCTAGTGTTCCTATCGAAGTTATTACTCCTAACACTGATATTGGGTCGAATAATTTTCCAGATGGATGAAGCTCGCCCACCCCTCCTCTTTTGGCGACGTGAACTAATCCCTTTACGGCGAACTCTGGTATAAACCCAGACAATGTCTTATTATCTATGATCCTAAAGCATTCGGCTGTATACGTTGGAGCCTCGGCACCCCAAAACGTGTAAAAGATACTATCGCTTTCAAAATCGTACTGGCTGGCCCCAAATCTCCACCAACATCCCTGTATAAGTTCTGGTTCAAAATTTATCCCTTTAATCAGAATGGGGGTTAAACAAATTCCTCCAGTAACATCATGTGGTCCATCAAGAATTCCTTCGCCATAGATTGACTTTATGGCTTCTACCGTCTGCGCGTCTCCTGATAAACCATTTGGCCAAAGGGTATTGAATGTAGTGTTATGCCCCCTGTATCTGTTATGCATCAGTGAGTCCGTATTGGTGTCGTGTTCTATTCCCAATGCGTGGCCGAGTTCGTGTGTGACTACTTGTTTAATACTCAAGTGGTCTCTCCCTATGCTACCAGCAGCGTCTGAATCCAATCTCCAATGTTCTTCAATGTCCCAGAACATGTCCCCACCTATGTTGCCGTAGATACCGATGCTCTTGTGTGGCTCGAAGCAAAACGCTAAAACCCCATTTCTTCCATCTATAGGAAGTCCTCCTATCCTAATATCTCCGATGTTATTATGATATATGTTTGCACTGGGCGACTGACCATGTGTTGCGAGACCATAGTATTGACCATTTATGTTTCCAGCTATGTTCGGTTGCCAATATGCATCAATATCCATAGCAACAGTGGTTGGGTGACTAACATTAGTTCCATAGGTCATGTTGTCCTCGGCTCCTTTGTTCTTAAAGTTTAAAGTAAGCCCCGGAAAAGAATGTTCAAAGACACCCTTCCATTCATTGAATGCTTCACCTACTTCACCTGTGAAGTCATGCACTAAAGTACCACCAGCGTAACTTTGTGTTTCTGTTGTGTAGTTATTGGCGTTCAACAGACTATACCCAAGCTGGTAACTATTTGGAGCAAGATTACCGTAGTTCATGAATATGTCGTCTTCTGCATAGCTATAAGAAATTTCAACTGTAGACGGCGTACCATTAAGTGCGTTTTTACAAGCTGTCTTTAGTTGAGCCCAAGGATCACCAAGCATTAACCAAGTTCTATATGACCAAACGAACTGCTCAAATCCAGTAACCATAACTGGTTGCGTAAAATCCTTTGGGCTTTCCCCATGAATTTGGTAGACATCCTCAAGCGGACCTTGGATAATGCCACCGGGACCAATGCGAGAATAAGATTCGGTTTTAAGCCATACGGCTACTGCTCCTGCCACTAAGCCCGATGGAACCGTGGCTAATATTCCACTAGAAGATTCTATTGAGAACGCTGCATAGCTATTGCCTTTCTCGTGGCTAAATATAACACCCGTTGCATCCGTGAAGCTTGATCCGGTTATAGCAATTACATCCCCAGAGCTTCCATAATCTGGAGTAAGCCCCTTTATCTTTGGCCAAGGAATAAATGCTCTTCCTCCCTGATATTCACTGTGAGTCTTATGCTCATTTTTTTCTTCGGAATATAGGGTAATAAACCCCTTATTCGCCATTTCTGGAACTTCGGTGGTAAGAAGTGCTTGTTCGGCATAGCGATTAGGAGTGGAGAATCCACCGGGCCCACCTAGAATATGCATCATCTCATTTGGCTTAGCTCCCTCTTCTATCACGGTAAAATCAGCAGAAAGGTGACCTTCACCAAACGAAATAGAAGTCAACCTATCGAAGTTTTGACCTTTAATTGTTACTATAGTTTCTCCGTGTCTCCCTGATGGGCCCACATCAGTCACCCGTGGCTGAATATCATGGATTTCCATTGGGTTGAACAAAATAGTATAGGGCTCTTCCGCTCTTCTTGACCCTCCAATACCATGAACCGATATGTATGGGTCTCTAACTGAAGCTCCCCAAGGGACCGTAACAACCGCTATTTTAGAAGGGTGAAGATAATGGGGGTGAGAGTCGATACTTGGAAATTGAACACAAACATCCCCAAAGCAAACCTGATTAAGTTCGTCTAGCCTCTCTCCAGAGATTTCAATTTGTTCACCTTGGAAAAACGAATGTTGATCACCGTGAACATGACGATAAAAATCGTGTATCGCTGGAGGATTGCTAATGAAATTTTGCTTAATACTAAGGTTGGTCCTAAGTGGTTCATTTGCCGAGACAGAAATTGACTTTTGATGCAAAATACCCCGTATCGAATAGGAATCAATTAGATGGACATCGCCGGGTTTTTTTAATCCAATCGATAGTTCTGCGTTATTGCCGTATATGCTAAGGTCCCCACTTAAGGTATCTATATCTACTCCCAAGCTAACCACCTTCTTGCCAAACGAAACTTGGTTTGGACTTGTTTCCCCAGCAAGAATCACTGGCTGAATTTCAGAACTAAAATCGTAATTTACTTGTAGTATATTATCCAGATTTCCAATTCCGCTCTCGTATGAAATTGTAGCATCAGAGAAATTGAGAAACGAAGCATCAGAAGCCTCTTTGTTAACTGGCGCAAAATCTCCTTTTAATTCATCGAAGAATATTATTTCTGTTTCGATTTCTACTGGGCTTGCTGATTTAGCAGAGAATCTATATTGAGAGAGGTAACCAGATTCAAAATATAAACCACCAAAGTCGCCCGCTATCTTGCCACTTTCATCGGTCAAAAATTCCTTAAGGGGGTCAACCCCAGTAAGGAAATAATTTAGCTTCAATGAACCACCTATGTGCGTTGATGGGGAATATTCAAAAGAATGCCTTTTGTTTGCAAGATACCTTGGTTCATTAGTAGACCTATAACCTATCTGAAAGTCTTTAACGAGAAGGTTCTTCTCGTTGATTTTGACTTCGCAATTTTTATAAGTATAAAAAGCCATTAGTAGTTCCTGTTTATCCCTATTTTGGTTCTTATCATTTCTCCTACTTGCGTCTGGAGCCTACTATTTACTATGACTCCACCGCTCATTCCTATTTCAAGCTTCTTCGTGGCGTCTTCATCGCACTTTAACTGTAGTCTTATCATGTCTATGTTAAAATCATCTCCGTAAATGGACTGAAATGCATCTGTTGCTTTTTCTCCAGAAAAAGCTATGTGCCTAAAATCATCTTTATCTAATACAATCATTTCCCCGGCACTTAATAGTTGCACTTGTCTTGGGTAGGTATGTCCTATCGTATATATCGGGTTCCATTGCGCTCTAAATTGATAAGAAAATTCATAAATTGGAACTTCTCTTGCTGTTCCACTATTGGTTATAAACGTGGTCCAACCATGAGCTAATGAATTTGATTTATTATAGGTTATAGCGTTTTCTCCGGTTCGCTTTGTTCCTACATCTCCGGTAAGTGGGTGATAGCTCACGAAAGATGCGCTTGCTTTTACGGTAGAATTTGGCTGGATTCTCATCGAATAATCTTGTAAATAAAAACTTCCAGAAATATTAGCCAATTCTATAACGAAAGGCTGTGCTTCATGATCATCTGTTCTGAATTGCTTAATTGAATTAACAATTCCCATTGAAGGCTCGTTATCAACCTCTACAAGATAAGAGATATCCATTGTAGAACGAATGGAGTCTTTCACTGGCTGACTCATTTCTCCCCGTTTCTCCAAGATGTACGCTGGATCAAGGTAGTTAACTTGCGAAATGGATGCGTTTTCAGCCAGAATTCCTGAACCGTTTATGGCAATATCTATATTGTCGTAAAAAACCATTTATACCTTTTCCCTTGTGAAAAATTACACCAATTAAAGAACCTAAACCCCCGGTTTCAGTACCATCCCATTATATTGTAAATCCAAAACGGGAGCACCCGCAGCATTGACAGAATAGCTTTGGGAGTATAAGCGCATATTATCAAAATTGTACTCTACCACCACATTATCATTGTGAAAATTTTTCAACCGGAGATTAAAATTACCAGAATCTGGAGAACATGGATTATCAAAATTATTCCTCGGCTGAAAATGAGACAAATCTATCGACATGCTCAACTGTACGACCATTGGGTAGACGGTATTTACCTGAATGGGCATATCGGAACCTAGCCTATAATAAGGCTTCCTTGGGACAGAAATATCAAATTGATAAGAAGTAATTCTGTCTTGTTCGAATTCTTCACCAAAATTAATATCGATTGACCCTGCATTCACGTCTGCAAGGTCATACGTTGGGCCAGTTTCGTTGTTTATATCCCCTAATTCAGCATCGATTTGGTCTGAATTCGTCATATTCAACTTCCCTATCCTCCCAAATACTTGAAATTGTGCTCCTACTTGAGGTAATTCTCCCACCGAGCATCTTTGCGAGTACTGAGTGAGGTATCCAGACTCGAAGCTAAAATTATCATCAACATTTTTTGTTGTTTTTATTAAATATCCATTGATCCCAGCCTCTCCTGTGAGGTCTATGAAGTGATCATGCCCTAAAATAAAGGCTTGGGCCCTTGCCTGTCCTCCCTTTCCACCTTCAGATCGATAAGCTATGTTCTCGATTCCTAAATGGACTATTGGCTCTTCAGGGTTAGAAAAGGCCATGTCAAAAGATTGAACACCTGAAACCTCCATATTCCCTAGAAAAAGGTGCTGTTGTCCTCTCCTGATCTTTGTTGTAGTATTGAAGTCAAACATCTCTCCATATTACACCCATGCACTTTTTTTCTTAAAATTATTATGGAACGTGTAAATTAACCGGGAAGGGAAAAGGAAAATGGCTAACATATATGATATACTTAATTGGGTAGGGGATACGAACTATTTAACTAACGATGTGGTGAAGGTCACAGGGCTTGCTTCTTACCCAAGTCCAGCATTTTTTTACGCTATAACCAACCACAGCAGTACTGTTTCTCCACAGTTAGACGCCACTAACTGGGCTGGCTATGGGAACGCTGCCAATGCCACAATTCGGGCAAAATGGATATGGACTCCATCTTATAACCTTAATACGTCAATAGTCCCAAGAGTGAAATCAGTCAAAATGGGAGATGGTTACGAGCAGAGGATGCAAGATGGCATAAATACTGTTCTGCTTTCAATAACCATGAGTTACGAGAATAGGACGTTAAGGGAAAATTTGGCTATGTCTCATTTTTTAAACGAGAGAGGCGGGTTCGAAACTTTCCTTTTTACGCCTCAGCCACCATACAATAAAGAAAAACTTTTTTTGGCAAGACAATGGGACGGCGTTTATAATTTCTTTGATAACTACTCGCTATCGGTCACGTTTGAAGAGTTACCTATTATAGCCTAATAAGCATGAAAAAATCAGAAGCACAACAGTCGATTAAAAATCTACACGCCGAAACGTTTTCTTTAAATCCTTCGGCTGTAATAACTTTTTTTACTTTTGATTTGACAGATATACTTTTCGACAAAGGGCTCATTAGCTCGCCAGACGACACAAATATTAACGAAAGAGTATTTAGGTTCCATAACAATTTGTTTATGACCCGTGAACGTTTAATTTGGCAGGGGCTTGAATATAACGGGGTACCTTTGGAAACAGACGGATTTGAGGTAAGCAGTCAAGGAGCACTTCCGTCACCAAAATTAAAAATAACCGTTAGTGACGATGGCGTACCAATATTTTCACTTTTGAAGTCTCAGCTTCGTAGCTTAGGAGACGCAGCAGGAGTGAGGGTGACTAGACAAAGGACTCTAGCCAAATATCTAGATGCGACTAATTTTTCATCAGAAGACAGGCCAAAAGACCACAGTGAAGATGTAAACGCAGAATTTCCAAGAGATATATTTTTTATTGAGCGAGTTACTCAAGAAAACAAAACCACGGTAGAGTACCAGCTAAACTCGATCTTGGATTTAGAAAACGTGAGATTACCAGCCCGGATGATGGTACAACAAAGATGTATGTGGTTTTACAGGGGAGAGGGATGTAGCTATGAATACTCTGGCGGTATGGACGCTGAGCAACAAGTAATACACGGTAGCGCAACATTACCATCAGCAGCACCACCTACTTCGAGCCTAGACAACGAACTGTTTTCTGATATCCTTCCCAACATACCTCTTATTAATTCAGGAAAATATGACGACACAGTCGTTTATGAGGTTGGAAACTTTGTATTCATACAGAAAGATGGCATAAAATATTATTTTGTGTGTGTGAACGCGCCTCCCAGTGCCGGGTTTAATATTACTAATAGGTCATATTGGACGGCTGACCAATGTGATAAATCAGTCAGGGGTTGTAAAAATAGGTGGCAAAGAAGTACTCCATTTTTAAGAGATGCGCTACCATTTGGAGGGTTCCCCGGTCTTGGAAGACTTCACTAAAAAAGGCTAAACAAAATGCACTTATCAAAAGAAATAAAACAAGAAATCAAGTCTCATGCCGTTGAAGAACACCCCAAGGAATGCTGCGGACTAATTGTTTACGATGCAGCCAAGACAGCGTTTAGGCTTTGCAAGTGTGACAATAGTAGTTCCGACAAGGACAAGCACTTTGAAATATCCCCATCTGATTATCTTCGCGCCTCGTTAACGGGCAAGATCATTGCGATGTATCATTCTCACCCAGACTCAAAGGAATCATTCTCTGAATTTGATAAGTATCAGAGTAATGGGCACAAGGTAGAGTCAGTACTATATATAATGGACTCGGACAACTTCGAGATATACAAGCCTGAAGACTCAAGAGATTTTTCTTGGACTAGGGAATTCAAAATGAAAAAAAGTGATTGCCTAACAATCATTTACGATTTTTACCAAGAAGAGCTTGGTATAGATGTTTCAAACTGGACAAATGATGTTCCAACAAAATTAAAAAAAATGATAGACATACGGGATGATAATTTTGGAAAAATCCCAAGCCAGCAAATTGAACATGAAAAAATTCTAGATGAATTCAAAAAGAGAGCCATATCTCACAATAAAGAAACAGGAGAGTATGTTTTCTCCAGTATCGCTGGTGTGGTTCCTGCGTGTGGCTACCCATTTGAAGACGGAAAAACTTGTCCTATGTGTAAAAATGGAAAGTGCGGAGGCATACAGAAATATGATTTATTATCGTTTAATTTATTTGGATATCTTTTTCATACAGGAATTTATCTAGGCAATGATACTATGCTGCATCATCCACCAAAAGGCTATCCACGAATAGAGAAAATAAAAAACTTCTGGAAAAAAAGATCAAACTCCGCGTCGAGACACGAATCACTTATTAAAAATGAATAACTTTACCAAAATTAGATTACACGGAGAGCTTGGAGAAGAAGTAGGGCCAGAATGGGAACTAGAAATATCTTCTGTTGGAGAAGCATTAAGAGCCATAGAACTTCATTCGAGAAGAAAACTTTTCAAGCACTTCATAGAAAAAGATAAAGAAAAAATTAAGTATAAAATCCTAATTAATGAAAATCTAGTTACCTATGGTAAAGAAATAAACGCAGGAAACGCGACAGACATACAAGAAACTGAACTTTGTATGAATATAAAAAATCTTGAGACTATTGATGTAATCCCAGTTTTTGAGGGTGCCAAATGTTTATTAGCGGGCACCAAGATTTCGATGGCTGACGGGTCCAGCAAGGACATTGAGGATATAATGGCAGGAGATATGGTGACGGCATATAACGAGACCAAGGGCACCTTTGAAGAAGCAGAAGTCTCTAAAACGTTTGAACACCCAGAAACTGAAGGGTATTTAGTTATAAACGAACAAATGAAATTAACCGAAAATCACCCGATATACGTCATGAATCGCGGTTGGATAACGGCCAGTGAATTAAGCGTAGGCGACATTCTTATGTATAAAGACGGGACAGCCAAGCCGATAGAAAAAATTGATGTATCACATGAATTGGTTACGACATTTAATATTGAAGTCGAAAAATTCCACAACTACTTTGCTGATGGTTATCTAGTGCATAATAAAGGTATCTTAGGTATAATTTTGGGTGCTGTATTAATGCTCGCTGCTATATTTATTCCGGGGCTTAATGTTTATGTAGCCATGGCTTTATTTGCTGCTGGTGCTGGCTTGATGGCTGCGGGGATAATGACAATGCTTGCGAAGCCACCCACAATGGAACCCCCAAAGGACATCGAGATTAAGGGGGCAACCTCATATCTCTTTTCGAATATTGTTAATACCAACAAAGAGGGTAACCCTGTTCCGGTTTGCTATGGGACATTAAGGATTGGCTCATACGTGCTTGAGTCCACATATGATACGTACAACGTCCAAGCCATCGAATCCCCATCAAACAGCGAACAAATATCTACAATTGACTCTAGTATTACGGTTATCAATCCAGCAGATGAAATAATCCACATTTAATAACATGATAAGATATACGCCACACAGACCGTTCAAGTACCATGGTGAAGTAATTTCATTTGGTGAAGAACTCCCTGTGGGTGTTCTTTCTGCTACTAAATGGAACAGGATTCCCAAAGAAGCAGACGAAGGAATAACGGATCAAAAAGACAAAGCTGGTGAAGATTTAGAAAGAGCCATATCCATATCAGAGAACAGGGTTATAGACCTACTCTCCGAAGGAGAGATTGAGGGGTTAGTTGATTCTGTATATATTGGGGAAGGCACTCAGGGGAACATTGGCTGGACTAAGGTCAGAGAAAAAAGATACGCAGAAGTCGGACTTCAAGGAGCAAGCGAAGGAATGAGGTGGCTTCCTTCTATTTTTTGGAATGAATTACCTATTCTAGATAAACAATCTGAACCAAAATTAAATTTCCAACAAATAGATGTCACGTTTTCGCCCGGTGGTGCCGATGGATCAGATGCATTGGGAATCAATGAAAATCTCACAATAAATCGCCCAATTGGTGAAAGGTTACGTGGTGGAGGCGAGGACTTAGAAACATTTTCTAAAAAATACAGAATTAACAACCCAAGATGCAAAGGTGCTTCTGTCACAATAAAAGTTTCTCAATTAATGTATCAAGAGAAAGGCAATGAAGATGAGTATGGCAATATCGAAGATACAACTGTTGTCTTTTCGTTATACTACAGGAAAATTTATAGTTTTGTAGGTACGCCAGAACAAAACTGGACATTCCATTCTCAAAACACCATCAAAGGTAAAGTAAGTTCCCCTTACCTTCAGCAAATCGACCTAATGTTTTCTGATGTCCCTAACGTAAACGAGGAAGGATTCCTTGGATGGGAAATAAAAGTACATAGAGTAACCGCAGATACGTTAAGTACCACCACCAGAAATACAACTTACGTTGACAGCATTGCGGAAATTTATGGTGACGTTTATTCATATCCACATTCCTGCTTGGTGCAACAAAGGTTTAGTTCAGAGTTTTTTCAAAGAATTCCAAGTAGAGCTTTCGAGATTAGGGGTATGAGAGTAAGAATACCCGCAGATTACAACCCAATTTTGAGAACATATGGGAATAACTACGATGGTCATTCAAACCCATACTGGAAAGGGAACTTTAAGACTGAAAAAGTTTGGACAGATAATCCAGTTTGGATTTTCTACGATCTTCTGACCAATAAAAGATACGGTCTTGGAAAATATCTAGATGATGCGTCATTAGACAAATGGACACTATATGACATATCGCAATACTGTGACACACTAGTCCCAGACGGGTACACTGGTCTGGAACCTAGATTTGTGTGCAATGCTATGATAGCCAGCAGAGACGACGCTTATAAAGTAGTCAATGATATGGCCAGCGTGTTTAGGGCTATAACTTATTACGCTGGCAATACAATCTTTTGCGCCCAAGACAGAGCGAGAACCCCTATCCTGTCATTTACAAACGCTAATGCTGAAAACGGGGATTTCACATACGCGACTAGCTCAAAAAAGGCAAGGCATACTGTTTGTATTGTAAAGTATAGGGACCATAGGGACAATTTTAGACAAAAAGTAGAATACATAGAGGATATTGATGGAATACGTAAATTTGGAATTAGGGAGCTTCAAATAGCAGGAGTAGGATGTACCTCAAGAGGGCAAGCGCAGAGATTTGGAAGATGGGCATTGTTTTCTGAGCAAATGGATACAGAAACAATCAGCTTCATGACCGGACTAGAGGCAGTAGCCTTAAGACCGGGAGACGTAATTAGTATTTCAGACGCAAACAGGACATTAAAGAGATACGGCGGAAGAACATTTAAAATCAACGGGACCAATATAATATATCTCGATACTCTTGTATCCTTAAGAGGTTCTTATCAAGATACCTATGAGCTTACCTTGATGACCCCGACTTTTCAATATGATACAACAATAGTAGACTCTGATGATGGATCAGGCATTGCTGACGCTATAAATGCCACAGATATTCCAAATATACGCAGGTCACAACTTCAGACCTTTGCGTTTAATGGTGGTCATGTTTCCTCAGAGGAGGGTTCTGACGGAATAACACGTACAAAAATCACGCTCCCCGATGCTCTTGATCAAACATCTTATGCTACTTATGGACAACGCGGGGTTGGGGACGGTATCGTTTGGATGATCGAGCCTACCGGAGCTACCTTGGCTCACCCAATAGAAGAGGAGAAAAAATTAGCTTTATACAGGGTTTTAAATGTAGGCGAAAAAGACGATAATAAATTTAGTGTTACTGCTTTAGAGCACAACCCGGATAAATTTGATCGAGTTGATGGAATAGTAGGCTTCGATGATTCGCCAACGGTAAACATTACTGCTCCCCCTGTTGGGTGTATTTTACAGTCACTTCATATAACGGAAAATTCTGTAGAAATTAACTGGAATATAATACCCGGAGATTTAGTCGGAGTATATTCTTACCATGTTTATGTAAAGTTCGGTTCACCTTGGGCTGCTACAGATTTTGTAGAAACAGACCCAACAACCACCGTTGTTCTTGATTCAGTACCTGACTCTAGATATTTCTATCAAAGTATATCTTCTTCCTCCGAAACAGGAAAATACTTTCCAACTCAAAATGGAAATTACTACTTTAGGTTTTATACTGCCAATAGGCTTGGCCTTGCTTCTTTAAGCTCTGTCCCCGGTAGTTGGATCAACCCAGCAAACGGAGCAACATATTCTTATGTGATAATTCAAGGAATTAATCCGCTTCACGACATAAGGATAAAGTCTCTCACACTTACTACTACTGAGACGTTATCCACGGAAGAAATAGAAGCGGGCACAACTTACTCAAGAGTACACGACTTAGCCGAGCCCAGATTTAGTTGGCAAATGGATATAGCTGGGCAATCTCCATCGACAATTTTTGACTACAGGATTACAATAAGAGAACCGTCCAATAGTAATAACCCAAGTCTAGTAATCTATGGAACAGACACGCTAACAGCCCGAAGTTCATCCCAATTATCCTATCAACTCACAATGAGAAGATTGATTGAAATGGCTCATACCAACGGCGATTCACCATATAGAGATTACGATATCGTGGTAGAGGCATTGGATGTTCTTTCTGGTGAAAGTTCCGCAGGGGCAATTACGTCTGCTGGCGCAGAAAATCCGAGTGGTTACGATATATTAAACGTCAAAAACCCAACAATTGGATTTAAACCACTTACACCACATGAGAGTTTAGATATCTGCGCTGGAACTGATGCAATATGGTGTTCAGACCAATGGGTTACTGGTGATGGTGACGTAAAGATTCTTTGGACAAGGACAGAAGATGACAAAGATATCCAAGCCGTTTTAGGTGTCCTATTTATCTCTGCTACAGATTTTGAGGACATTAGAGACAGCATCCCCCATCCTCAGA